TCTAAAACTTAAAAAGTATAAATAAAGGTAAAGGAATGAAAACCTTTTTAGAACTAAGAGAATTAACTGGTAGAAAGCCGGAAGGCAAAGTTGTATTTGATACGAAGATTCAACGAATACCAGTTAAGATACATAAAGAGCGTACTGGTTTTGTAGCGTACGTAGATGGCGATAGACTTGATGTTTACCGTTCTCAAAGAGAAGCTGAGAAAGCGGCAAAAGAAGTCATAAAGCAATACAAAGGAATGAGATAATGGAAATTAGACCTTTAGCAGCCAAAGTAACCGCGAACGGTAGTAGTAATAAAACAACTGTTAGCAATGCTCAAACTGTTTATGTCTGTTCAACTGCTGCAGACTTAATAACAAACGTAACTACAGGTGCCACTATGCAAGTACCAGCTGGTTTTGCTTTCGTATTACAGAAAGAAAAGTTTGAAGAGATACATGCTGGTTCAACTAACACGCACTTTACTAAGATAGCATATCCAAGAGGATAGAATGAAATTAATATCAGAATATACCGAAAATAAACTAGATTTTGTAATTGAAAAAGACGAGAAGTCTGGAAAGAAAAAGTATGCTATCCAAGGTATATTCGCACAAGCAGAAACAAAGAATCGAAACGGTCGTATATATCCAAAGCCTATTATGGAAAAAGCCTTGGCAAAGTACAATACAGATCAAGTATCAAAGGGCAGAGCAGTCGGTGAGTTGAATCACCCTGAAGGACCGACCGTTAATTTAGATAGAGTTTCCCACAAGATTGAAAAGCTAGAATTTGATGGCAACGATGTTGTGGGTAAGGCATCGATATTGGAAACTCCAATGGGTCAAGTTGTAAAAGGCTTACTCGATGGCGGTGTCACATTCGGTGTATCGACTCGTGGTATGGGAAGTTTGAAGAACAATGGTAACGCAATGGTCGTAAATAGCGACTATATTCTTAACGCGGTAGATATCGTGCAAGATCCATCCGCTCCTAGCGCTTTTGTCAATGGGATAATGGAAGGAGTAGAGTGGGTTTGGAATAACGGAATCATTGAAGCTCGAACAGTTGAAAGAATGGAGACTGAAATTAAAAAAGCTCCTCGCGCTGACCTTTACGAAGTACAGACACGTGAGTTTAAGAATTTCCTCTCAATGTTAAAATCAAAATAAGGAGTCAAAAATGACTGATAAAGAAAATATCGAAGATCAGGACGTGGAGCTCCAAGAGACTGATGAGGAAATCTCTGAAATGAAACACGATCCTAAGAATGCTGAAGCTCAGTCAATCGCTTCTGTAGACAAAGCTGCTGACGCAGGTACTTCAAGTGCTCCGTTACCGGACGCACCGGGTGCAACTGCAAAGCATAACACTAAGAAAGATCCAATGCCTAAGATGACAAAGGCAGGTATGATTAACGCAATGTTCCACAAGATGAAAAAAGCTAAGAAAACTAATCTTGAGACCATGTATAACAGCGTTATGAAGGATCACGTCGAGAATGAAGAAGATGCAATTGTTGAAGATACACCTTCAATTGATTACAAAGCTGATTTCAAAGACGATCTTAAAGCTCTTGTCGCTGAAGAAGCTACATTGTCTGATGAGTTCAAGCAGAAAGCAGAAATTATCTTTGAAGCTGCAATTCAATCAAAATTAACTGATGAGATTGACAGACTCGAAGAGAAATATAACGAAGAGCTTGAAGCTGAGATTCAAAGTACAAAGTCTGATCTCGTAGAGAAAGTGGACAATTACCTAAACTACGTAGTTGAAAACTGGATGGAAGAGAATAAACTAGCTATCCAAAATGGCTTAAGAACTGAGATTGCAGAAGACTTTATGAACAAGTTAAAAGACTTGTTTACAGAGTCCTACATCGAAGTGCCAGAAGGAAAGACCGACATGGTTGATGAATTAGCTGATAAAGTTGAAGATCTTGAGTCTAAACTCAATGAAACAACCGAGCAAGCTATATCACAAGCAGTCGAGCTAGAAGATCTTAAGAAAGACGCTATCATTAGAGAGCACTCTAAAGATTTAGCAGACACTCAAGTTGAAAAGCTTAAATCACTGGTCAGTGACGTAGATTTTGAAGACGAAGAGACTTTTATTAAGAAAGTTGCTACAGTCAAGGAGTCATACTTCACTAAAAATACAACAACTAATTCCGGAGAAGTAATCGCCGAAGATGAAGATGCACCAACAGTTTCAGCTGAAGGTTCAATGGCTCAGTACTTATCCGCAATTAAGAAAACCACTAAATAGGGAGTCCCATAATGGTACCGAATACTCAATCTTATGATAAGTTGATTGAAAAGTGGGCTCCAGTACTTGATGAAGAAAGTGCTGGTAAGATCCAAGACAATCACAGAAAAGCTGTAACAGCTGCAGTATTAGAAAACCAAGAGATCGCACTCAAAGAAGAGGGCATGATTCAAGAGGCAACTAATACTACTACAACTAATACAGCCGCAACTAACTGGAACCCTGTATTGATTGCATTAGTAAGAAGAGCTATGCCAAACTTAATGGCATACGATATCTGCGGTGTGCAGCCAATGTCAGGTCCAACTGGCTTAATCTTCGCGATGAAGTCAAGATATTTTAACGCCAAGCATAAAGCTGGTCTAGGTGCAAGTGCTACAGGCACAAGTGCTCCAGAAGCTATGTTCAACGAAGTTGAGCAGTATTCTGGTGATTCAGCTGGAGTAGCCGCAAACGCTGCAACTGGTCCATCAGGACTTAAAGGTATCGCAGACGGAGACGGTGACTCAACTATCGATGATAGTAGAGGTGATCCAATTGCCGGTGTTGATAACTTAACAACTGCAGAGGCTGAGGGACTTGGAGCATCAGGTAACCAAGGTTTCGCAGAAATGGGTTTCACCATCGAAAAAGCTACTGTGACTGCAAAGTCTAGAGCTCTAAAGGCAGAATATACTTTAGAATTAGCTCAAGACCTTAAAGCAATCCACGGTCTTGATGCTGAGACAGAGTTAGCTAACATCTTATCAACAGAGATATTAGCTGAAATCAATAGAGAAGTCGTAAGAACAATCAACGGTCAAGCAAAGACTGGTTGTTTACAAACAAACACAGCCATCAACGGTATCTTCAACGTTCAGACAGATGCAGATGGCAGATGGTCAGTTGAGAAGTTCAAAGGATTAATTCTTCAGATCGAAAGAGAAGCTAATGTAATTGCTAAAGAGACACGTAGAGGTAAAGGTAACTTTATGATCTGCTCATCAGACGTAGCATCTGCATTAAACGCAGCAGGTATGTTAGACTATACACCTGCATTAGCAGCTAACTTACAGGTCGACGACACAGGTAATACTTTTGCTGGCGTACTTAACGGCAGAATGAGAGTATACATTGATCCGTATGCAACTTCAGACTATGTCAACGTAGGATATAAGGGTACTAACCCATATGACGCTGGCGTATTCTACTGTCCATATGTACCACTAACTATGGTCAGAGCTGTTGGGGAAGACACTTTCCAGCCAAAAATCGGTTTTAAAACTAGATATGGAATGCAAGTCAACCCGTTCGTCACTGCACAGCCAAGAGACGATATCAACGCTGCTACTAAGAAAAATAACCAGTACTACAGAATATTCAGAGTAGATAATATTCTAGGTGCTTAAGTCTTAGTACTTAATATTAAAAGGGGAGCGCAAGCTCCTCTTTTTTTGTATAAATAATAGCATGGCCTTAACTACTAACTTTAACTATCTACAACCGACTGGTTTTAAGCTCGTTATAGATAGAACAAATTATCCGAATCTAGAGTTTTTTGTACAAGACTTTACGCACGCTGGTGTGATTATGAACGCGGCTGATCTTAGCTATAAAAAGATAGCTTCAATACCGTTTATAGGCGACAAGTTAACTTACAACGAAATGCTGGCTAATATTATATTAGATGAAGACATGAAATCTTACAGAGAGATGCATACATGGATGAGAAGAATACTAGATCAAGATAATATTACGGCTTTAGATCGATTTCAAAATCGTACACAAAGACCTCCGGCTCAATCAGACATAACACTATAAATTTTAAATAGTGCTAATAACGCTATAGTAAGAATAGTTTATAGAGATTGTATACCTGTAGCTTTGACTGATATTCAGTTTCAGTCAACGGCAGGCGGAGTATCTTTTATTACGTTTGGCGCGTCTTTTAGATTTACTTACTTTGATATACTAAATAAGAACGCGACAACAGGTGCATTTGCAGATTCAGACTCGTTTAACGTTGCTGGCTCTGTAGGTTAATATATAATATTATTGAGGACATTATGATTGATTTGAAAAAAGTCCACGAGATGTGGCAACACGACAGTAACATAGATAATAACCAACTAGACGAAACTTCTCGTCAAACTCCAAAACTACATTCTAAATATTTACAACTTTGGTCAACTGCAAAATTAGAACTAAGAAGAACCGAGTTCGAACAAAAGAAACTATTAAAAGAAAAATGGTTATACTACAATG